TATAACTCTAACTATTAAGAGAAAGAAACGTTAGCAACACTAACTCTTTCAACATAGTCAGCAGCATTACCTAGTGATGATGCTGTGTTGTTAAGTTCAACATAACCATAACGTGTCATGAATGATACTACAGGCTCGAATGAATCTGGATCAAGCACTGTACCACTACTCATTAGTGGAACGTATGGGCAATAGAACGCTGCTGCGTCTGTTTCACTTGAACCTTTGTAGCCAACTAGTACTGCTGTACTGTCTGCTGCATATGAGTCCACGTATACACGCATTGCACCGTTTAGAGTACCTACAAACTTTGTGTTTGTTGGTGCTTCAAATGTGCCTTCTGTTGTACGAGCAAATGCTGAAGTTGATGCTGACTGAAGAACTGTAAGTGCTTCAGGTGAAACAACTGCAAAGTTACCTGCACCACGACGTGTGCGCTGTGCAATCTTGTTTGCTGTACGGTTGATTAGAACTGCAAGTGCTGCATGCTCATCACCAACGTATGTTGCTGTACCAGAAACTGCTGCTTGGTTATATGTTTCTTCTGTTGCTGCAAGTGAGCGAAGTGAACCAAGTACTTCTTGGTCGATTTCAGCAGTGATCTCTTGTGCAAGAGCTGCCATTACTTCTGCTTCAACATCGATGCCGTGCATTGACTGTGCGTCTTGTGCTGCTTCAAAAGTCCAGCGTGCCTGTAGCTTGCGTGTCTTTGCTTCGACAGGCTGCTTTAGGATCTGAATTGAAAGCTGATTTCCACCAGTACCTTCTTTTGCTGCAGTTGTGTCAGCACGACCTGTTGTAGTCGAACCTGAATATGCTGTAGCAATTTTAAATGGTGAAAGTGCTTCATCACCAGCTACTGTGTTTGTATCAAAAGGTGCACTTGCACTTGATGTTACTGTATTTGCATAACGCACACGCAATGTGTGAATTTGTCCCACTGGACCTTGCATTGGCTGTACACCAACGATTTCGTTAGCAATAACTGTTGGCATAACACGTCTGATCACTGGAAGGATCACACGGTTAAGTGTTGCTACGTTGCCAGCTGCAGTTGCGCCTGTGCCTGCTGCCTCTTGCAAGTAACGTTTTGTGTTTTCTAAAACAACACTCATGCTGTTGCGGCGATTACCTTCTAGACCTTCAAGTAGTGCGTCTTTTGTATCGTCCCAACGGCTCTCTAGTAGTACGTCTGACATTTAATGTCTCCTCTTTAGTACTTTATTTTAAGCCAGCGAGTTTGCGGATGTCAACAATATTGCTGTCATCTTTAACTTCTACTGTTTTTGTTTCTTTGTTACCTGTAACTTCTGTACGATTTTCTACAATTACTTCCTTTTTATTAGGAGTTACTGCTTTTTTTCCGTCCAATACTGCTGGTAGATAACGATCGAAAGCAGACTGCAATTTAGCTGTCTGTACGCTTTCTAGTAGGTCAGTCATAATCGCTGCCTTTTCTTTGTTGAGTGGCTTTAACAAAGAGTTAAGCTTTTCTTTACGCTCAACACTTTCGTTAATCATAGCAATTTCTTGCTCTTTGCTCTCAACTAATTTAGTCTTCTCTTCAAGACTCTCATTGATTTTAGCAACTTCTGCTGTAGCATTTTGCACTGCAGCTTCTAGTTCTTTAATCTTTTGATTTTCATTGAGGTGACTTGCAGAGAATTCTGTAGCAAAAGTTTCGAAGATTTTACGTCCGAAAGTATTTTCTTTTGCAATTTGAATATCTTCTTTAAGTTGATTCATTTCACCTTTAAGATAGCTTGTTACTGCTTCGTTAACTGCTTTACTTGTATGCTTAACAAAATTAGTTTTTAAAGTATCAAACTTTTCTCTAGCCTCTTTTACTAAGCGTACTTTAGTTTCAACAACATCTTGACGATCTTTTTGGAAATCTTCAATTTCTTCAGCAAGTTGTGCAACAACAAAGTTTTCTAACTTTTCTACAATTTCTTGCTGTTGAGCACGTTCGTTGCGAAGTTCCGCAATTTCTTCACTCAATGTTTTAACTAAAAAGCTGTCGAATGTTTCGGACGATTCTCTCATCTTTTTAACAAACTTAGCACGGTCTTCTGCAATTGCTTTACGCTCTTCGGCGATTTGTTCAATTTCAGTAGTTAGACCTTCTGTAATCATGCGATCTAAGGCTTCAACCATAGTAGATTTATCATGCTCATAGCGTTGTGCGAACTCTTCACGAAGTTCTGCTGTTACTTGATTACGAACCTCACTTAGCTTTGCCTCCCATTGTTCGGCAATGGCTGTGCGAGTATCTTCATTAACAAGGTCGCTATCCAAAAGTGGTTTAATAGCATCTAGCATTTTGATCTCCTAGATCTTCAAGTCCCTGATAAGACGAAACATTTCTTCTCTCAGGTATTTCTGTACTCTAGCATCTGCTCTCGCTTCATCTGCTATTTCAAGTACTTTAGCGCCGCCTTTCATATTAAGTAGTCCTTCGTAAATCGCTACAGGATATGCATTAGGTGCGCTAGGTTGTGCCACGACATCTACCGTGACAATTTCAAAGTTACTAACATTACCAGTTGATTCGTTTACCTCACCACTGCCTCTGCTACTAACTCCTAACTTTACTCCACCTTCGATCATTGTTTTCACAAGTTGACCCATAGGTGTTTCAAGAATCTTTAGCTTACCATATCCGTTAGGTCCATCCATCCACATTTCTGAAATCATATGTGAGACTCGATCGAGGTTAATTTTTAG